GACGAGCCGCCTGCACGGCAGCCGCGGGGCGAGCGTCAGTTCGGTGAGCTTCGCAAGACGGCCCGCGAGACGGCCCGCCAGAACGCCGAGCTTACCCGGCAGCTTGCGGAGATGCGCGGCGAACTTACTGCGATGCGGCAGCAGCCCATCCAGCCTGCCGAGACCGCGCAGCAGCGCGCCGACCGGCTTGCTCTCCTCACTCCCGAAGAACGCGCCGAGATCATCGTTACCGAGGCTCTGGCTCGCAGCGAGGCGAACACTCGCGCGCTTCAACAGGGTTTTATCGACCAGACTGACAAAGCTTCATTCGACGCTCAAGCCGTCGCCAACCCTCTTCTCAAGAAACTGTCCCCCCAGATCGAGCGCGAGATCGCCGGCATGCGGCAGAACGGCCGACCCGTTCCCCCGCGAAATGTCATCGCCGCTTACCTTATTGGACAAAAGGTGCTCGAACAGCAGGGCCAGCGCAACCCCGGCCGTCAGCAGCGGCGCGCGGCCCAGCGCACCCGGCCGCTCAATCCCGGCAGTAACGCAGGGACCCAGCGGCAACGTCGTGGGGGCGCGCCGGTTACGGCAGAAGATTTCGAGGGTCAGTTCGGAGACATTTCAATCTAGGCGGCGGGGGTTCGTCGCCTTGAGCTACGGAGAGGGCTAAATGGCGACGAACACTGCTGCACAATTTGCCGGCGATATCAGTCCATATATCGCAGCGAAAACGCTCCCCCTCGCGCGGCGCCAGCTTGTGGTCTACCAGTTTGGAGACCCTGCCACCCTGCCCAAGGGCATGGGCACGACCTACACCGCCAGCCGCTACAACCGCGTACCGTTGCCCTACGCTCCGCTCTCGGAGGGCGTGCCGCCGATCGGCCAGCAGATGACCCTGCAACAGGTCTCGGCGCAGGCTCAGCAGTGGGGCGACAAGGTGACCATCACCGACGTCGCCGAGATGACCATCAAGCACCCGTTGTTCAAGAAGGCGATCGAGCTTGTTGCGTTGCAACTCGCCGAAACGATGGAGCGCAACACCTTCGTCAACCTGATGGCGGGCTCGCAGATCAACTACGTCAACAGCCGCGGCTCGCGCGCAGCGCTCGTGGCTGGCGACGTCGTCAACCCGCACGAGATCAACCGCGCTTCGGCGATGCTGATTAACCTCGGCGCGCCCCGATTCATGGGCGACGAGATCACCGACATGAAGATCGAGGCGAGCGCGGGCGGCGCGAAGGCTTCGAACAACCCGCGCAAGATGCCGCACTATGTCGCGGTGACTCATCCCTTCGTGACCGGCGACTTCTCGGAGAACGCGACCGTCGTGACGGCGTGGAGCTACAGTGACCTCAACCGGCTGTACAACTATGAAGTCGGCGAGTGGCGCGGCATCCGGTTCTGCGAGACCAACCTGACGCCGACGTTCACGGGCTTCGCGGCGATCAACGGCTCGTATCTGCCTGGCGCGGGCGCGCTGCCGGCCGCGACCTACACCCTGCAAATCACCGGGCAGGACACCCAGAACCAGTACGAGAGCCAGATTTATCAGTTGTCGGCGAACATCGTTGCAGGCGCCGGCAGTGCCGCGCTTCAGATCACGACGCCGAACGTCGCTGGCTTCACCTACAACGTATACGTCGGGAGCGGTGCGGGGGCGTCGCCCTTCAATCTGGGCGTTAGCGCGCAAGGCCCTACGGTCGGGCCGCTCGCGGGTCAAGCGACACAGATACCGCCCAACACCGTGGTCACCATCACGGCGCTTGGTGTGGCACAAGTGCCGCCCGCGGCGCCGACCACCGGCATTACGGTGTATCCGACCTTCATCTTTGGGCGCGGGGCGTACGCGCAGGTGGTGCTTGACAACGTCAAGTTCACCTACCTGAAGGAGGCGGACAAGAGTGACCCCCTTAATCAGTTGCGCGTGGTGGGCTGGAAAAATTTCTACGGAACGCTCATTCAGAATGCCCAGTTCATGTTGCGGCTCGAATCGACCTCCGCGTTCAACTCGACGTTCGGCTAACAGGAGACGACGAATGGCCTATAGGGTAACTTATCAAGTCAACGTCGACTGGGTTGGACCGGGTCTCGGCCCGATGGGCGGAGGGTTCGCGACTCCGCTTCCGCAGGGTGGGCGCGGCGGCGCGCAGACGATCGAATTCTCGAACGCGCAGGGCGGGCAGAACAGCCTGACCTTCACTTCGACCGACATCACCAACCTGACGAATGCGATGGCCGCGGATATGGTGACGCAGTTTACTGCGGCCATGACTCGCATTCAGAACTTCTCGACCGGCACGGGCTAACATGGCAACGAAGACGTTCGGCACGCTGGCGACGACCACGTTGACGGCGGTCCAGATCCCGCCCGGTTACAACGCGACGCCGCTGATCAGTCCTGCCGATTGGGCGACGATCAACAACTCGATCGTCAACGACGTGCTGATGGCGAAGAACGCCCAGCCGTCGCCGAAACCGTTGTTCGGGGGTGCGTTCACCAAATCGGGTCTGCTGTATATCCCGAACCGCGGCGTGCTTCAGACCCGGCCGGGCGACTGGGTGGCGGTTGACCCTTACGGCTGGCCGATCCTGCTGAGCGACAAGGCGGTGCCGCAGACCTTGACGGCGACGGGCACGACGACCAACGCCAGCCCCGCAGTGACGGCGTTGTCGACGAACGTGCTCAACCTTGGCTGGGCCGCGGGTCAGGCCATCACGGGCTTGAACGTGCCGGCGAACACGACTATCCAGGCCATCGCCGCGAACGGTCTGAGCCTGACGCTGAGCAACAACGCGACGGGCGGCGCCTCGGGCACGACTTTCACCGTGTCGTCGTGGACCCACAACTAGGAGCAGGGCATGGCAAAAGACCCCGTCAAGAAGGGGCCGGGCACGAGCAAGTCGCCGGTCGATCACAAGCTGCTGTCGAAAGAGGACAAGGCGGCGCTGCGGGAGCAGGCGCGCAAGAGTGTCCTTGAGGAGTTGACGCAGGAGGCGCGCGACGATTTCTTCTCCAGGGCGCTCGCCGAAGCGCGCCGGGCGAGCACGCCGGCCGATCAGATTCTCGACATCTTCATCGACGTTGCGCCCTTTGTTCCCTTCATCGCGATCGACGGCATCCAGTATTTCCACGGCTACACCTACCAGGTGCCCCGCAACCGCGCCGCCGTGCTCTACGAGCAGATGCAGCGCTCGTGGCTGCATCAGGACGAGATCGACGGGCGCAGCCGTTTCAACCCGTACCGCCGCGCGCAGAACACCGTGCTCGGCCCGCGCAACGCCGGGCAGCAGACGGTCGGCGCCAACGGGGTGGTGCACATGCCTGAAGACGCGGAGGTCTGATGCTCGACGTGAAATCGCTCAACCCCGAAGACGGGTTCGAAGACCCCGATGCCAAGGGTATGGCGGCTGCGGTGACGATCACCGCGCAGATCTCGCAGAACCGTCAGATCGTGATCCAGACCTACATGGATCGCGACGCGCCGGTAGCGGTCTTCAACCGGCTGCTCGACAAGTTCGGCAAGTCGATCGAGCGGCAGGAGGCGTTCTCCAGCCTTGAGAGCGAGAAGGCGAACCTGGCGCTGGAGGAGAAGACCCTCAAGCAGATGCTCGAAGACTTCGCGATGATCGAGGAGCGCAGCCGGAAGGCGTGGGAGAAGGCTAACAAGAAAGGCCCGTGGAAGCTGAACGACGTTGAGTCGAACCAGAAGGTGACGGCTGTCACCAACATCGGCCGGTACAAGGACGCCATCGACAAGCGCAAGGTCGAGATCGCAAAACTTGAGGCAGTGATCAAAGCGGGGAACTGATGTCGCTGACGTCCGCCCAGATCGTCACACTGGCGACGCAGATCGCGAAGTGCCCGGGGTTCACTTCGCAAGGAGGGCAGTTCCTCAATGCGACGTTGCAGGACCTCTGTCAGGACTGGGACCTTGACGCCGCGCTCGGCAGCAACAGTTTCTCCTTCAACTCGGGAACAGGCAACGGCTCGGGGCCTTATCAGCTGCCGGCCGACTACCTGCGCACGCAGGTCAAGGACGGCAAGGACGAATTTTTCTACACCATTCAGGGCGTGCCTTATCCGCTGATCCAGGTGACCAAGGCCGAGTACGACTGGATGGTGCAGACGGCGGGTTTTCAATCCTATCCGTACAACTACGCCACCGACCTGTCCTCGCAGGCGCTGCTCGGGTACCCCCAGCTTTATGTGTGGCCCCCCGCCAGCGGCAGCTACCAGTGCACGATGCGGTACTATCGCCTGATGCCCGACATCGCGACGCCCGAGACGTCAGCCGTCGTGCCGTGGTTCCTCAACACGCAGGTGCTGATCAACAGCGTCGCGGGGCGTCTGATGCAGGTCACGGGAGACGAACGCTCGCAGATGTATCTCGGCGACGACGAGGAGAAGTATCCGCTGTCGTGGTTGACGATCCTGAAAAAGTACCTCAAGAATGTCGAGGACCGCGAGGGCGCCGTGCACACCGTCGGCAAGGACCGGCGCCGCTGGGGACGACCTTTTGACCAACTGAAGAACACGAAAAACATAGGATGGTGAACATGGGGCTTACCAGCAAACAGTGGTTTCAAATCGTCTCGGGCATCATCTCAGGCCTGATTACCGGCGCGGCACTGATGCAGACCCTGTTCGGGCAGGACCTGACGATCAAGATCGTGGCTGGTCTCGGCATCGCGAATATCATCTTGTCGTCGGTCGGTGCCGCAGTATCTGGGCAAAGTAATCTGGTCTCTGACGTCGCGGCGATGCCTGGCGTGGAGCACATCAGCGTCAACGCCAATGCGAGTCCGGCACTGGCCTCAGTCGCAACCGATCCTGCGCAACCCAAGGTCGGACCGGCGAGCCCGGACCTTCGTGCAGGTCTCGTCACAAAGGCCGCCTCCTGATGGACCTCGGTATAAAAATCGCCCTCGGTCTCGATGGCTTTACCGAAGCGGAGGAGGCTGTGATCGACGCGGCTATTCCTGCGGCTGAGCGGTTGCTGGACCTGTTCAAATTTCTCTCGCCCCAGATCGAGAAAGCCATCCCCGACATCGTGGCCGTAATTCCGGCCGCGAAGATCATCCTGCAACATGCAAAAGGTACCGTGTCCTAAAAAGCACACCTGAGAAAACTTTTCGGGACACGGTTGTTGTGCAGCATGTCGAGTATAGCATCGTCGCGTTTTCAACCATTTGGAGAAGTGCGATGAAGAAGCTTCTGATCGCAGCTGCGGCTGCGCTCCTCTCGACCACCGCCCTCGCGGCCGATCTGCCGACCAAGGCACCGGTTTACGTGCCGCTCTCCGATCCCTGTTCGGTGGCGACCGCGACAACTCCCCTTAGCTGTTCCGGCTGGTACGTCGGTGCAGGCTTGGCGGGCGAGGGCTCGAACGCCGACATCATTGGCAGCGGCATCGTCGGCAGCGTGTTCGCGGCGGGCATGACGCCGACCGTCGATGCCGGTTATCTCTACGCAAAGGGCAACTGGCTGTTCGGCGCCGAGTTCGATGCCGGGTATTCGGTCGGTACCAACGCGGTGACCAATGGCGTCGGCAACAGCTTCAACGGCTTCCGTCTGACGGAGGACTTCAAGGCGGGGGGCAATCTCAGCGCCCTGCTGGGTAATGCGGCGCCGATCACCATTCCGCCACAACTCGCGGCCGCGGTGATCGGACCCTACGTCCACGTCGGCACGACCCAGTGGCAGTTGCCGGGGGCGTGGGCGAACGGGGTGGTGTCGGGTGCCGGCGTGTTGTTCGACATCGGACCTCGCCTGTTCGGCGATCTGCGTTACACCTACACGAATTTCAGCGCGGCGCGCGCCGGGGGTCTCACCATCAACGACGACAACTCCTTGATGGCGACGATCAGCTACAAGCTGAACTAAGGCTTGAATGAAGTCAGCGTTACCAGGGACGCCCCTCGTTTGGTCCCCCAAAGGGGCGTCCGACACGCTTGACGCATCGACTGCACCGGCCGGTGCGATGACCTCGCTCCAGAACCTGATCCCCGACCCGACCACTAAAAATCTCTGGCAGTGCCGCCCCGCGGGCATCTCGATCGCGAACTTCACGACGGGCGGTTTCAACACGCCCACTTTTATCAGTTGCTGGAAAGTGGTCGGGAGCCGCGTCTACGGCATGGTGTCGACCGCGCGCTATCCCGGTCATGACGAACCTTTCGTCTACGATCTGGTGGCACAGGCGTTCGTCGCGATCACGGGGGTGACGGCGCTGAACACGCCTGTCAGTCCCGAGACCACGGGGGCATGGACGCCGCCGAACCTCGACCTGATCGGCGTCGACTTCACCGTCGCGCATCCGGGCTTTGATGGGGCCAACGGTTACTTCGGCGTGCTGAACATCGCGAACTCTTCGGCGCCGACGTGGACCTCGCAGAACACGACGGGCACCGCGCTGGTCGACCCGCCGTCGTGGGTGGTGAACTTCAATGGCAGATGTTTTTACTTGGTCAACCCACCGTCAGGGGGACAGCCGGCCGCCTACATGTCGGACCCGCTGAACGCGACCCAGATCACCAACGCCAACCAGATCCTTACTTTCTACGATAACAGCCCCTTGACCTGTGCGGTTGGCCTGCCCTTGAACAACCAGCTCGGCGGCGTGTTTCAGTCGCTGATGGTGTTCAAGGGGGTGCAGAATATCTACCAGGTGACCGGCGACTACGCGCTTCAGAACCTGACGATCAACACGCTCAACGTCGCGACCGGCACCTTCGCCCCAAACACGGTGGTCTCAACCTCGAAGGGCCTCGCCTTCATGGCGCCGGACGGGCTGCGGGTGATCGACTTCAACGCCAACGTCGGCGACCCCATCGGCAACAACGGTGAGGGCATCTCGACACCGTTCATCAACGCGCTGGTGCCGTCACGCATGTGCGCGTCCTACAACGTAGGCGTCTATCGCGTGCAGGTGCAGAACGGCGTGGCGATTGGCAACCCGCAGCAGCAGTGGTGGTACGACACGGTCCGACAGCTATGGTCGGGGCCGCACACCCAGGCGGCGTCGCTGATGGCTGCCTACGCCGGCACGTTCCTCGTCACTATCCAGGGCGCGGGTGCGATCGTTTTCCAGAGCGACCCCGTGCAGTCGTCGAGCAGCACGTTCGTCGAGAACGGCACCCAGATGCAGGGCGCGTTCCTTACCCCGATGCTGCCCGACACCGATCAGATGTCCGAGGTGGCGATGGTCGAGACCACGGTCTACATGGCGATGGTCTCGGGCAACGCGGTAGTGTGCGCGGCGCTCGATCAGAACTCAACCGTGCTCGACACCGTGACTCTGTCGACGACTGTCGGCGCGACGTTGTGGGGCGCGTTCAAATGGGGGCAGGCGCTCTGGCAGGGCCTGCAAAGCGCGCTTTACCCCCAGCAGCTTCAATGGCACTATCCGCTGGTGTTTCGCAGGATGGGCCTGTCGGTCACTTTCCCCTGTGCGGCGAGCTTCAAGATCGGACGCGTGCACCTGCGCTACGAGGTGCTGGGGTATCTTCAACAGCCGGCCCTGGGGGTCACATCGACATGAAACGCGCCCTGCTTGCCCTCGTCTTCTCGCTCTGGTCGCAGCTGGCGGTCGCGGGCGTAGCCTGCACCCTGCCGTTCAACCTTCAGAACGGCACGACGGCCGATGCCACGCAGGTCATGGCGAACTACAACGCGCTGGTGACGTGCCTGACGAACGCAGCTGCGGCCGGCGCCAACACCGACATTACGGCGCTGCTCGGGCTGACGACGCCGATCGCGCCCAGCGCGGGAGGGTCGCCTATCTTCGGAGGCACCACGTCGACCGGCAGTGCGAACGCGCAGGCAGTGGCGACGACCAGTCCGACCGGCTTTTCGCTGACCCAGAACTATATTGTCGCCTTCATCGCCGGCTTCACCAACACGGGTCCGCTGACGCTGGAGGTGAACAGCCAGACCGTTGCGAGCACGACGGTGCCAGTTTGCTCCAGCGGCACATGTCCCCCGCCATTTTATGTACAGAGCCCGTCAGGGCCGATCCCGATGGTCGGGGGCGAGGTGAGGGTTGGACAGCTGATCCTGGCGCAGTGGGACGGCACCTATTTCGAGATGATCTCGAACGGTCCGCAGTTCGGCGGGTACGGTCCACAGACTGTCATTGCTTCGGCCACGACGACAACGATCGGCAACATCGGGTCTCACAACGTAGGCATCTCAGGTACGACCACGATCACGTCGTTCGGCGCTCTCGGCTCGACGACCTTTCCGATTTACCGCGTCGTGTTTCAGGGCGCGATGGTCATCACTTACAACAACACCAGTTGTTCGACGACAGGCGGCTGCATCTCGACGCCGACCAACGCCAACATTACCACCGTGGCCGGCGATGCAGCCGAGGTCGTTTATTTGGGCAACGGCAGCGGCGGTGGAGGTAACTGGGCGGTCGCGAAATATTTCCCCGCTAGTGGCGCGTCGCTGGTCAACTCGTCCGCTCTACCCGGTGCGCTCGGTCTCCTGATCAAGAACGACAGCAGTACGCCATCGGCGGTTATGGATGTCACGGCGAGTTATGCCGTGATGCTCAACCCCACCGGCAACGTGCCGACGATCGCGGCAGCGGTCTCGGTGACGCCCAACATCACCGCCAGCGGGGCAAACGGGCTGGACACCGGCTCCGTCGCCAGCAGCACATGGTACAACGTCTATCTGATCTCGACAGGCAGCACGGTGGCCGGGCTTTACAGCCTGTCGGCCACGGCGCCGACGATGCCGAGCGGGTACAGTTATTTCGTGCGGGTCGGCGCGGTCCGCACGGACAGCAGTTCGAACCTGCTGCGCACCCGGCAGCTGGGCAGTCACGCGGTCTACGTGCCTACGCCGACGACGAACACAACCATCCTGCCGTCCATGAACGCGACAACATCGTCGGGGGCTTATACAGCGATAGCGGTGGGAAATTTTGTGCCGCCGACCGCGACGCAGATCAAGCTGAGCGTGGGCATGAACGCCAACAACAGCGCCAATAATTCAGGCGTCGTGGCGCCTAATCCCAACTACCCTCTATCGGGATCAGGTCCTGCCGCAGGGTCGATTTGCGGATTTGCTTTTACATCGGGGACGACAGGGGACATCTTCCCCTATCAGACGTGTGAGTTCACCCTGGAGAGCACCAACATCTACTTCGCGGGAAACACCAACATCCTCATAGCCGACTATGGCTGGACCGACGCCGTGAACGCGAACTGAGGCTGTTGAGTTTTTATATTAAAGCTGTTAAAGGTTCCCGCGAACCGGAACCTGTCCTGGGGGATCGCCATGAAGAAGGCTACCAAGATTGTCAGTATCGCCGCGCTCCTGGGCCTGAGTGCCGCGTGGCTCGCCCCAGGTGTCAAGGCGACGGTCCCCAACATCCCCTCGACCTCGCAGTACAGCGAAGCCTCCCAGATCATCAGTACGCTGAATTACCTGATCGGTCTGATCAACACCAACGTCACCACCCAGACCCTCGCCCAGTTCGCCACTCCGCGCAACCTGCTCGACAACGGGCAGATGCAGGTCCAGCAGCGCGGCACGGGCACCGTGACCTGCGGCACGACCACTATCCCCTCAAGCGCCTACTCGGCCGATCGATGGGGCTGCAACGTCAACGTCTCCTCGGGCGCAGGCACGCTTCAGGTAATCACCTCGAACCTGCCCGCGCTGCCGCTTCCTTCCTTCAATGCAGGCATGGTGTTCTATCGTA